CTTATATTAATTGTAGGTTCTGCTGCCTTATTTCCGTCATCATCTTCTGATGGCAAACCATACAATGCTTGTAAAGTATATCTTTTGTAATATGTAATAGCACTACCAATTTTTTGTGGGTTTTGCATATTAGCTTCTGATAGTAATATAGGTAAACAAGAATAAAATACATTGTCATCATTGATATGCTGAACTTTTGTTCTAACATATACAAAAGGTGTATCATGATCTTCATCTTCATACTTATCATGTTCTTCTGTAGTGCTACCTAATACTTGCACAGATTTCTTTGTAGGAAATTCATAGTCTATTTCTTGTGTAAAGAATAAACCAAATTGATTTCCTTGATTTACTGCTTCAATAACTGACTCTAATGTAGAGTAATTACTTTTAAAGTGTGGGTTCTTACCATCTTTCTTTGCAGTAACAGCAAGTTTTTGGAACTCAAGCATAGCAGTCTTTAAGTTATATACTTTACTTTGAACTGGTTTCTTGGTATTAGTTTTAGTATCTGTCATGTGTAACCTCCATTATACAGATAGTTGAAAGGGTAGATGGATCGTCTACCCTTTCTTGATTATGCGAATTGATCCACGCTTATCTCTTTTGACACTTATCTTGTCGTTATATATTTCTGATTCGTTAGGTTTTATTTCTTCTTTTAAATATTTTTTGGCATTAACAAACTTTTCATATCCTTCTTCATTCTCAAGATATGTATTACAATTTGTTGCAAAGCTATTACTTTGTGATACATCTCGTTTAGTTTTGCTATTGATAGGAATTTTATTTGTAATCTTTTTATCTATTACAATACGATTTGTTCCATGTTCATCACCTTCAGGTTCTTTGTTGTGAGTGATGTGTTCCCAAAACATTTTAATAGATTGTAATATTTTTTCTTGATAAGCAAATGATGAATCAATCTCTACTGCTTCCCATTTGTTACCAAATATTACAGACAATAAACATTTTTTATATTGAGTAATATACAAATAGAATTGTATTTGTGGCATATAATAATTAATCATGTTTTCCATAGTGTTCATGCTATGGGTGTGCTTACATTCAATAATTACTTTATGTTCTTTGTCCATGCCATCAGGACTGCCTTGCAATGTAATGTTACCATACTGTTTTGTTTGGGATACTTGAAACTTATTTACAAATTTATAATCATAAATTTTTTCTGCCCATTGCAAATTAAAATCTTCTGTAAAAGTTCCTAACTGCACATTAAACATATTAGATAAGTCATCACGACCTACTAATCCTTTTTTGATTTGATATAATTTGTGCCAGTCACCTCTCATTAGAGAAACCATATCACTTCCTCTAATAAATTCTTCTTTCATAGGCGATAGCTTTGGTACTTCTGCCATTATTAACCTCCATAGTTGCTATCAGCATACTAAATTATGCTAATAAATTCAAGCAGTTATTTTAATTGTTGTATTTGTTTGTAATAATTTTCTATAGCATGAGTTACTTCTATTAAATTTTCTTGTCTTTTGTTTTCTTTTATAACCTCAATTTTGTATGGATATCTTTTTACATATAAATCTATTAAAGGTTTATAATAATATTTTCTTTTATATATATTTATTGGATAACAAAAATTTGAATTTTCATTCGTATATCTATCAATAGTTCGTATACTTAATCTTAAATAAGATGCTAACTCTCCTTTATTTAATAAGTCTAATTCTTGTAGACATTTAGCTGATAGTTTACCTATATGTAACATCTTATTTTCCTATTTTAATTGTTGTATTAATTTACTACTGACAAGTTCTACTAAAGACTTACGATAGTAATACTCTGGCTCAACATACTTCATGATGTCTGCTAGTGCAGGAAACCATGACTCTTTGTAACACAATTTATCACAAGCGTTCTTTAATATGTCGGCAGGTATATGCCTTAACTTTGAAGCATAGACTTTTGCTTTCAATGCCATATCATTTTCTTTTAATGCTGATTGCTTGTTCGTGCATACCATTACTTCAAGTATCCATTTGCGAATCATGTCATCATCTGCTACTGCCATACAATCTTTGAGTGCAGCCACTACTTGTTGTCGTCTCTTGTGGTCACACTCAAATGTATTAGGCATTGTAAATCTAAAAAACATATACTGATTGTTTACTTCTTCATTTATCTTGCATTGCAGTATGGACTCTATGATAGAAACTGTCGCTTTGGTTACTCGGTTTGGATTTGATTGCCCTTGCTCTAGTAATGTTTTTGCTTTGAGTTTGTCTGGCACACCATTCGCTATAGACTCTATCCCAGTCTTGTCTTTTGTATTGGTTAGTAATATAGAAATGTTTGAAGTATTTAGTTTCTCTGTCATGATTAACCTCCTTATATTGTTGCATGACTGCTTGGCTTGGTTGCCAATCTTTATTTAAGAGTTTCATGGGTAGTTACTCCAGAACTCTGTCCAATCTTCTGAAACAACATCAATCACATGGCTAATATCTGTTTCATATTTTAAATCTAATTGGTCTACTACATAAGCAGTTACTTCAGATATATTAGCTGACTCTGCTATTGTTTCTTCATAGCGTTCTACACTATGAACTCTTTGTAACCAATCTAATTGGTGGTCTTTGTATCTACTCATTTTTTCCTCGCTTTTGTTGTACCATTAATCGTAATTCAGTTAGTCTTGCAGGTGTAACAATATCATTATTGCATTTACTACAAGCATACTGTTCTTTATCATCTGTTATAGGTGAAGGATTATGTCCTCCATGCCAATAAATATGACCATGCTTATCTCTTTCAGGTTCAATATTTTTTTTACAGATGCAGCAAATTAAATTCCAATTCATTTAAATAACTCCTTAAATAATTTGTCTGGAATAATAGCAACCCATCTTGGATCACCAGTCTTTCGTTTATACAAAGCAATATCTTTTCCTTCTAACACTTTGAAAACACTAGGGAATTTATCCTTTGCTCTATACTTTACCTCAACAATTTGTTCTTTATTATTTAGCATCATCTTTAAGTCACCAGTATGTTCCCCTCCCAGACTACCTGATAGGGGAACTTTTTTGGTGGGGATATTCCATGAGTTAAATAATTTTACAAACCAATTCTCGTGGTAGTTACCTTTGATTTTACTCTTGCTTGGCATTTAATATTTTACTCCTTATACCTGTCATCATTAAATATACTTCATCATCTAAATCATCTTTGTAAAAATGTTTGATAATAAATTTCATAGCAGCACTTATTGCCATGTATTCTTTTTCTGAAAATTCTACATTCATTATAACCTCCATTGAATGGTTACCCTCATACACCCAAAGAATCGTTTTCATTCTTATACTATTTTCATCATAACAACATATAGCTGCGTATGAGGGTATTCTTTTAATTGCAATGAGTCCTAGCCATTAAGACTAGAACTCATCATCATCACAACATATTATAAGAAACACATTAAGTGCTTCACACCAACAAAGCAAATTAAATAGTCTGGGTTCTACCTCCATGCGTTCCCATTGACCAAATAATTTGGTGTCAGTTCCTATAGTTAGAGCAACTTTTTCTTGCGATAACTTCTGCAATTTTCGTTGCTCTATCAAACTGTTTATTATCTTACGATATTGGTATCGTTGTGTGTTCTTCATGTACCATAATGTTTTAATTTTATATCTTCGTTTAAGTTTCTAACATCAGGGTTCTCTACTTCAATATTTTTTTGTGCTTCTTTATATGCTTTCTCCCACATATTAGTTGTCATTACAGTCATCTTATTAATCCATGCTTCTGAATTAAGTCCATCACGAACAATGCCAACAGCTACCATGTGTTCATACAATGCTCTGAAGTCTTGAGGTGATGCCATACGATATACATTTCGTATCATATTCATTTCTTTTTTACTGTAGTTCATTACGCAACCTCCTTTAACAATGAATCTGATTTATTCATATAACTTATTAGTTTACTTTCTCTTTCCACAATAGTTTTGTGTGGGTTAGATGCTTGAACTGGGTGTGAAATCCAATGGGTTACTGCATTATACAATCCCCATTTAGTTTGACCCATATCTTGACGATAGTTACTCCACAGATACATAAGATTACAGAATTGTGTTTCGTTTCTATACTTACCATCAATGGTAGGTCGTGCTGTATATGTTAGTTTGTTAAACATTTCTTCAACTTCCCACTCTGTTACTTTAGTGTTTGCCCATTGCATATATCTTTCTTCATTGGTATGAAAGAAATCAACTGAATGTTTTAGATGGTCAAAGTTATATTTGAATACACCATTATGTTTGAGTCTGAAGTTAGCTATCTTATCTGCTGTAGTGCAACCATTTAAACACCATAATCGTAGACCTGCTGCTGTTATCATGATAGACCACATACCATTATATGAATTACGAAGTGTAACTTGGAACGCAATGTAATCATCTTTACTTGGGTCTTTGATTCTTATGTCACGACAAGTAAACTTTGCTACCATCATTGCGCCATTGTCGTAAGTCTTTATCTGTGGCACATACTCATCTGATATATCATGTAATATATTTCTTACAGGATCTACTATTTGTGAGTGTGTGACTGGTCGGTATGCACTTGAATGATTGCCTAGATATTGTTTGGTATCTGTTCTGATAAGCATTACTCTTTCATTGCAGTCTATTTCTGATATGATTCCCATATCATTTAACACACCTTGCATTGGTATAGTTTTAATTGGAAATGAATAGTCATCTTCATAACCAATTATCTTATTGATAGATTGTATATGATTCATTGTAACCTCCATGTTGTGAATCGTTTTAAAAAATGAGATACAAAAGAAATATCTCTACTAACACACCCAAGAATAATACAAAAGCTAATATTTCTTTTGCATCAAACAGCTTGGGTTTGTATCCTGTATCACTAGCTTGTACTATGTGTCTTGCAATATATTTATTCATAATATCCTCCTCTTACATTTAATCAAATTCAATTTCTGCTATTAGTTCGTTTGAAATGAATCCTGTTTCAATGATCCTATATTTTACCCAATTTAATTTACATGGGTCAAGCCAGTTTTCTTCTTTAATAAAACTGATAGCTTCTTTTACAGTAAAAAATACACCAAAATGTGTAGCACTTTCGCCTTTATAATTAATAGCTTCTACATTATATGCAGGATATTTTATTCGTGTACTGTGTATATCTGTTACTCTTTCCATATCTAATTCTCCGTATATCTTATTCCGTTTTAATATGTATCCCCTTCACTTCCTTTTAAAAAAGAAGAACCTTCTACCTGCTTCGCAGGTAGAAGGTAAGATGAAACTGCTATTTAGCAGTTTCATACTTCTTACGAAGTTCTTCTTTTCTTTTAGATGTCATGGTATTTTTACCACCAGATGACTGATTGTTTTTTACAAGATTTCCTTCAAATCTTGTACCAAAAACAATCTCATAGTCATCTTGGTTAAAATCCATGAACTCTTGAAGTATCTCAATACAAGTATTTGTATTATCTAACTTTACCTCTAGGTCATCTATATTGGTAGGAAACCCAAAGCCAGTTTTTCGCTCATAGCTACCACGACCATAACCACCTTTGGCATCAGCATCATAGTCGTCATGCAACATATCCTGCATGACAACTGCACCTTCTTCATATTCCTTTTTCAAGTTAGTTAATAATCTATCAATATTACCCATATTAGATTTAAATAGATATTTAACAAAACCATTTAATCTACTCATAACAGCTTGAGTCTTTGAATCAGAATGGTTAGCCACTATGTTTGTTCTTAAAACTTCGTGGTAGTTAATTTTATTTGTCTTTGTCATTTGTACCTCCATTGGTTGTTGCGACAAGACCCCACAAACAAAGTATGTCAAATTAATAAAAGCGTGACGCTTTGCGTCACACATTAAAGTTTTCAAGAAGAAAATCGTCTTTGTGGAAGCGACTTGTCGCTGACCTATTTTCTTCTTGAAAACAAGACATACTTAGTTAGTGGTTGGACTTGGCGTCAACAAGCAATGTAGGTAAGAAATGCCAAATAAATTACTACCGAAGTTGTACAAACATAGTTGCTTGCCATTCTTCAAAGACGGACTCATTAGCCAACTACCTAGCCAACACTTTTAGTAAACTGTTAGAGAGGCACTTGGGTATCAAGCAAGAGTTTCTTCCATAAGTATCTGTTTTAACAAGAGAAATAAAATACCCTTGACAAGTTATTCTTGGTTCTTCATAAAAGGGGGGTAGGGGGGTTCTCTTGTTAAAACAGATTAAGCTAACCAATAAACAGAAACTCTTGGTTGATACTATCGTAGCATTTGGCTGTAGCATTAAAGAGGCAAGTGCAAAGTCAGGATACGCAGAAGGTGAATCAGGAAGAGTGACAGCCAGTAAGACTTTGCGATTGCCTCATGTTCAAGAGTATATGCAACAATGTATAAGACAGAGCATTGGATTAAATGCTACGATTGCCTCTCGTAGGGTACTTGACTTGGCGCAAAGTGCCAAGTCAGAGTATGTTCAGTTGGAAGCTAGTAAGGATATACTAGATAGAGCAGGTTATAAGCCAGTTGATAAGGCAATGCACTTGGTTCAGGGTAATATCTCTGTCTCTATAGACTTGACATAGCAAGGGGGTCAAAAAAGTACGCTAACATACTATGACATGGTATTACACAAACATTATTCTTAAAAAAGGTTCGTTATGAAGATGCTGCTACA